ATAACTTTGGATTGCCATTATTTGAGGCTTGTCTAACTTATCTTTTACAATTCTTCCAACAAGACCATCTTCTAGTTCATTAAATGCTAGTTCTTTATATTTATCAGGATCGGTATTATTTATGCGTCTATCTGATGCAAAACCATCATGAGTTTTTTTCTCTTTTTCAATATGGTCTATTGCTCTAGTAAGTTGGTTTACATTTAAGGTAGATGTCGATTCATAAAGAAATGGAGAGTCTTGAGTGATAGACTTTTCTATACCTGCATTAAGAGCAGGGTATGCTTCTCTATTTTGTTCGGATTGAACCCTATCTTGTTCAACCCTCATTGCGTTTCGAGTTGCGATAGATTGATTAACAATATCTAAAAGAACAGGCCCGTCTTTAGAAAAGTTAGAAGAGTCTAATATCTTTTGGATTGATTCTCTATATGCCTTTGGCACAGAGTTTAAGGTTTTGCCATTAGATGCTAGAGCAGATTTAACATCAAGTAATTGCTCAACTGTAAGATTTTCATCAGCAGCAAGTAGTCTTGTTAAACCCTCTGGTTTTATTCTTGATATTAAACTTGTTAATTGTTCTTTAAGTTTTAGATTATCAACAAATGCACCAGCAGCTTCAGCATTGTTAAGTTTATTGTTGAGGCTTTCTATTGCAAAATCTACATCTTGTAGATTCGCACCAGATGTAATCATTCCTAATATTATTGGGTAGTCTTCTTGAACGTGTGTTGCCGCAGTTACACCAGCATTTACTCGTTCTCTTTTTAACTGAGCTTGTTGTAGATTTAATTTTGTACTGGCAAGGTATGCAGAACCAGTTACATTAATAAAGTTTTTGTATTTTCCTGTTGCATTTGCTTTCATTTCCTCGACATAGCTGCCGAAGTTTTTCTCATAAACGCTTACAGGGTCATCAAAACTTTCTGCTGCCATTGCTTCTGACGCAGCTTTTGCTTTTATCTCTTGCTCAATAGAAAGCCTGTATCTATCGTCAACAGTCTTCTCGAATGCTTCAGATGCTATCTTACCAAAGCTAGCTGGCTCAGAGTCGAAGGCTTCTGGCAATCCTGTCTTTGGATTTATTGTTCTAATGTTTTGAACATTAAGTGACTCTGCTAAATCTACACCAGCTTCTTTAGCTTCTCGCTCTGCACCCTTAAAGGCCATGTTAATAAGTTTATCTGCATTGTTCATAGCAGATACAGCCGCACGTTCTGCGGCATCAGAAATCTTTACAACCCCTATGTTCCCTACTTGAAAATTTCTGCGTTCTTTTATTACTGCCATTATGTTCTCACTAAATCATATTGGTAAAGGCCAGTTGCTATAGATGTAAGAGCAGACATCTGATATTGCTTTGCTTTTATTTGTCCTTCTACTAAAGACTGTTGACCTTGAGCCAGCATTTGTTGCTGTTGGGCAGTTGCCGTAAAATCAAGGGCTGCTCTATCATCACCTTTAATCTCTTCTTGTCTTTTTAAGAATGCGGCATAACTTCTATCACTGCCTAAATCTCTATTCATAAAAGCAAACATTGCTCTATTTGAGGCTTGGGCTGTTTCAAACTGACGCTCTCTTTGATTAGCTTTATCTCTAGCTTGTATTCTATTTTGCTCTATTTGTATTTGTTGTTGGCGCATTCTCATTGCAGCAGTTTGTTGTGCCGCTCTACCTGCGCTTAACGCAGAAGAGGCTTGCAATGCTGTGCCAACTAACATAGCAGCTTGAAAAAATTGAATTGCCATTAGAATGATACCTCTGCGATTAAACCATTTATCTGTAATGATAATGGTGCTGATTGTGTAATTTTCACTGTTGGATCTTTACTATAACCTAATAATCTAAACTCTTCTTTACCAGTAACGGCAATTCTTCCAGCCCCTAAGTCATCTGTTACCTGACGGATAATTAATCGTTTATCGTTTACAGAAACAGATAATGTATTCACCAAATCAAGTATAACACGATTTACTCTTCTTGGGTTGCCTGTTAATGGCCCACCTTGTACCTGTGCATCAATAGGCAATGTTTCTGCTTCAACATTAAAACTATAACCTATTTCTGCTGTTGTAATTTCTTCAACGGCAGTT